CCTAAGCCGTATGCTGATTCCATGGGCTGGGGAGAGAGTCTTGTGGCTTTTGGGGTCGGTTCTGCAATCACTATTGTTGGAGTTTGGGGCTTTGGCAAGCTCGCACTGAACTTAGTGAGGCAGGTCCGCCGGGGGTACGCACGCGCCCCTGTGAAAGAAGTTGTGCCGGATCCGGATGGGGTCTACAGACCCTACACTCCGATCCAAAATCGAGGGGGGCTGGCGGAACCAGTCGCCCGGTTAATCGGTCACGGGGATACGTTCGACTTTAGGACGGCTCAACGTTGCACATTCCGCAGGGTGAGAATGTCTATGCTCAATGAGATAGACCAGTGTCTCGCTCAAGCTGGCAACAATGATAAGAGCAAGCCTATAAGTCCTTCGAATGACCTGGGCGCTGATGATGATGAGGAAGAGCTTAATGCTCGTTGCGATTTGATGCTCTCTTTCGAAGAGAATTGCTTCATTTGCCCTCGCTTCGGTATCAGCGCACTAGTCAATCCAACAGACATGGAAGCCACGATGGGCGAGATTAACCGGGGCGTACGCGACTACATTCGCGATTCCGCTGCTGCAGCTCAACTCACCAACCTCCTGGTCTCGGAAGGCCTGAGGTTAATGGGAGCGAATGCACGACACGCTCTTGAAAATAGGTTGACCCTGAGCGACCGCACTTTACGCGAGTTCTTGGTCGACTGGATAGTGGGGGCAAAGAAGGGGCGGATGCTCAGCGCTGTACTCGCGTCTGAGGTCATGATGAGCATGTGGGTTTATGCTGGACTCTATTTTTCTAGGTTCAGAAATTCTCCCCAAGCTCAAGAGGCTGTTTACAAACGGCTCACCGCCACCTATTCTCCATTCGTGAGCCACGATGGGCTCTCAGAGGCCGCCGATCTCGTATCGAGCTTGGTCTGTGAGTCCAGGAAGGCTTTTTAGTTTGGGAAGTGGTCTTACGGCGACAAGCTGAGCCGCTAGCTTTCAGGCTACGCGCTCAAAATCGCCCAGACCTTGCGACCGTGAAAGTTAGTCGCGTTCCAAGGGCTTCCCGGCCTCCACCAAAATTCCACCTCACCTTCCGACGCCTAAGGCTGTGCACCCGCCTGGAGCGTCCAACAGTCAATTATTACACTTCGATCGACAATGTGCTAAAAGCTCTGCACACAAGGGTGTATGTCGATCGACCGCCATACCTGGCGGATTCGGTGTATATGCGAAAGCTCGCTCAGAGACCCCTTGGGTTGCTGGGCAGGTACCTTCGAGAGAAAGGCCCGATTCTGGAAACAGAAGAGGAGATCGAAGCGTGCTTGGCCCGGTATCCCCCGAAGAAGAGGGAGCTTTATCGCGAAGGTCTGGCTACCCCCTTGAATCCTTACAAGCATTCTAGGGCGAGTACCTTCGTCAAGCAAGAACCCGTGAAATACAAAGAAAAGGATAAGCCCAGGATTATCCAATTCCACGGACCGGTGTTTATGGCGCACCATATTCCGTGGTTCTCGAACCTAGAGCATGCGCTCACACACTGCCCCTATCTCTGGAGTAGATGCGACAAGATCGTCTATTCCAAGGGCTACGATTCACTCAAGCAAATGTCACTCATAGAGGAGAAAGTATCTTCTTTATCAGAGGCAGATCAAGGGGTGATTTGTGCCGTGTGTGACTGCACAGCGTATGATGCGCATGTGCTGCAAGAAGCTCTCTTGAATAACAACTGGTTCGTCCTGGGGGCATTGCGCCGAGCCGGCGCAAGGTCGGACATGGTAGGCGTAGCGGCGCGGATGCTGGCGCAGTATCTGAGGCACCGCTGCACGGCTACATGTGTGGATGGAGAAGTGAAATACAAGATCGAAGGAGAGGTGATCAGCGGCAGCAG